CTTTACCTAAACCAATGTAATGTTTAGAAAGTGTATCTAATCTATAAGATAATCTGTTTTCATCAATTAAAGATGCTGCAATCATTGTGTCAACAATGTGGCCTTTTATAGACAACCCTTCTCGACGTAACCAACACACATCATACATTGCATTATGAAATATAAATGTTGTTTCTGTTTGATTAAGTATATCTTGTAACCAAGAGTAAACTAATTTTTTATCCATGTTACCACCACCTTCATGTGCAACAGGGTAATAACCTTTCCAACCATCAACAGCTACAGCTACACCAACTATGTGGCCATCGCCTGCAACGTTAGCAGAACCAAGACTTAATAAGTTTGGATCATTTGTTTCTAGGTCAATTGCTATTTCTTTATAGCCTTTTAAATCTTTTAATCCGTCCGGCATTACCCATTCCGTTTCAGGAGTAAACAACGGAATTTGGGTACTTCTCATGAGTAATCCCTTTCAATAATCATTTCTAAATAGTGTATTGCTTTCTTCACGTCCTCTTCTTTTCCTTTAGATTGATGTCTACAGATATACTTTATAGCGTTGCCTTCTGCAAAAAGCAACTTGTTTTCATTTATAAAATGTGCTGGCTGAATTTTCATATTTCGGTAGTGTTTCCCGCCTACCTGCTTTTCTAATGAATCATAGGTTGTTCCTTTAAATAAATCTTTATTTGTCATTGTACCATTTTTCTCCATCTTTTATGTATTGTTCTAAAGTATCATGTATAAATCTACTGTTACAATTTACACAGGCCCACCTAACAAACTCACCTGTAACATGGTCGTGGTGTAAAACTATTTTACAATCTTTTCTACCACAGTGCTCACAATAATCTGTTTTAGGAGGTGTATTAGGATTTTTTTCTAAAGCATGTCTTACAGCTCTCATTGGATTTTCACAATCTTTACAATATCTTTTTAATCTTTTAAAAACTACTTGAGTTATTTTATCTACGTAAGCGCTAGCTATTTGAAAATGTTTTTGATTAAATTCTTTTGTACATTTTGTACAAGTAAACCGATCATCTTTAGATCCTTTTATTAAATGTTCTATGCCTTTCCATATTCTAATGTATTGACTCATATTATATAAGCCCTATCAAAATTTTTAGGATCTACAATATGCAGTTCACGCTTCGCGCGCGTCGCTCCGGTGTAAAATAGCCTATGTAGTTCGTCAGGATCATGACTAAAAGTTTCTAACGCAGCATTGGTTAGGTCCTGCATTAACAACACCTGGTCTGCTTCACCTCCTTTGGCACCATGAATCGTAGACATTTTTATACGTGGGTTTTTATTTATCTGTTCTCCATTAGCTCTCATGTTTCTAATATAGTTTTCTGTCATAGGATCTAGTCCATCAAAAGCTTCGTACCAAACATTATCAGTTATAAGTCCATGACTATCTTTACATTCTTTAATGCTGTATTTAGAATCAGCATGTAGAGTTTTACCTTTTGTAAAACCAGGCATAACATATGATCCCAAGTATTCGTATATGTTTTTTATTTCTAATGTATTAAGCATGCCGCCTTTACGCCATGCCTCCCAGTTGTTAAGTGCTAGTAATAATTTAAGTGGTATAGAATTCATACCTTTGTATTGATAATACCATCCACGAATCTGGCAGAGTTCTTTGACATCATCTAAAAAATAGTTTGCTGATGACAGCACCAGCCAATTACCTTCTGACATATCTACCTGTGTTACATCTGAATATCTTTTTAAGATACCTTCGGCTGCTCTAGGTTTGTATGATTTGTCAAATCTGTTTTGTACTTTGCTTATAATGTTTTGTGATAGCTCATGTATAGGACCACCTGGTATTCTATATGATTGATCAAGAGTCTTGATATCATCTACCTCTTCTTTTAATGCTATAAAGTGATCTACATCCGCTCCAGCCCACTTGAATATGGCCTGGTCATCATCACCTGCTATGTATGTTTTGTTTGCTCTGGACCAGATTTTTCTTACCATGTCCCATTGTAAAAGAGACAGGTCTTGCGCTTCATCTATAAATAAAACTTCAAACTTATTTATAGAATCTTTTAAAATAAACTCTTCAAGTAAATCCGTAAAGTCTCTCAAACCTTTTTCTTTTTTAAATTTATTTAACTCTTCAGCTAAAAGATACAATGTATTTCGCTCTATGTCTAACATGTTTTGCCTAGAGTCATAATACTCAAGTAAATCCATACGTTTTACACGTGCTGTATTTATAATTGTAAGATACTCATTATCAGAATTGAATGTACCATCTTCTGTAGAATACTTTGCAGTCTTAATAGGTATGCCACATTTTTGCCCAAATTCTTTATAGTCTTCTGACTTCATCATTTTTTCTTTTGTCATACCCAATTGATTAAATGCATACGAGTGTAAAGTTCTAAAAAATGGTAGATCATTTTCTTTATCTAAACCAAATTTTTCTGCAGCTCTGTCTGCTGCTTCTGTTGCCGCTTTTTTTGTAAATGAAAAGTAACCTATCTGTTTAGGTCTTATCCCATTTTGTATAAAGTCGTCGACTAATTTTAACAACGTTGTTGTCTTTCCCGTTCCTGGTGGACCTAGTATTATTGTCTTCATACTTTTTTAGTTTCCTTTCTGCTATCTTAAGCTGTGCTTGTGTAAGTTCTAACTCTTCTGTTAGTTCTTGTATTATTAATCTAAATCTTAAATGCCAATTCCTACCTACATCCTTATCAAATTTCATTAAAATACTTCTTCTTGATATTTAACTGGTGATACACTTGCATCAATTTTTTTCATTGTTTTAATTTTAATTACTCTTGGTTGTTGAGTCTTTACTCTTAATCTTGTTTCTTCTACAAAAATATCTTCTAGTCTTTTAATTAAGTTACCTGTTTTAATTTTATCCATGTCCCAGTTATTCTTTTTTAAGAATGCATAGAAGTCTTCCATTCTAAAATATGTAAAGCCATCTTCTGTGTATGGTAGTTTATTAAATATATCATCTTTAGTTCTTGCTGATTGTCTATTAGTTGTCCAGTCTTGCAAGAGTCCTGTTAGTTCATTGATTGGGTCCAAAGATTCTAATGGTTCTACTTCTTGTAAGTTTCCCATCATTGGTTTTAAAAAATGTTGTTTCCAATCTTTTGGTTTTGGTACAGGTACAATTTTATTTGCTTGATCTAAACATGCTAGTGCAAACATACCTGGATTATAAAGTTGTTCTGATTTTAATTCTATTCTAGTTTTGTCTACATTTAAAAACCATTGTGGAGGATTAGAAGTATACTTTGTTAAGCTTCCAAGTATTGGCATCTCTTCCTCACCGAATCCTACACCAAATCTTTTTGTTCTACATAAACCTGACTGACACACAGAATTAATAGGTGCATCTTTACATCTGTACTTGTCATAACCTTTTCTGTTAACTGATTTAATTAGTTGCTGCACTTCACTATTACTCAAAGGTGGGTCCATATACTTTAAGTTTGCTTCTACTATTTTATCTTCCCAACTATCTGGTTGAGATTGTTTGTAGTACACAGCAATATTAAACAAAGCATTATTTCTGGACCCTTGTCCAAATCCTGTTGCAGCTAATTTATTTAGACATGGCGGTCCCAAGGGGAAAGCCTCTTCTCTTTTCTGTTCTGCAACTCGAATTCCTTCAACATCTCCTTTGGTGCAACTATACTTATCATACGCAGAATAAAACTGCTCAAGTTCAAGAGCATTACCGTTATCATCAATCGCATATCTTAATCCTTTCGTGTTATTGTAGTAGGGTAAATTTAAAAAGTTACCAGTGTCCCCACGTTCCACTAGTATCTCTGTTTGTTTTGGAAATATTTCT